TCACATTATATTGCGTTCGATTGTTATGTCGTGTTCTTTTTATGTTATTTGTTAAAGGAACAGCCACATGTTTTATTGAGAACAATTATAATGAATCTGAAAGTGCTTCACAACTTAATACAGTTTTTGTCATTGATAATAAAACTCAGATTGATCCAAACATCCCAAAAATTGAACCTTTTAAATTTTCTTTGAGATTTTCGAGAGAAGAGCGCTTTGCTATTTCAAGGTTTTGCAGAACACATGATTTTTACTCCGAACAAACATTTTATCTTGCTTATAAAAATTCCGTTGATCTTAGAGAAAATACATTGCGAGATAAGACGAAATTAGTCGGTGCAAAGATTGTTGAAACTGATGGTGCTTTTATACGCGATGGTGATAATAATGGTAATTTTGGCGCTACTGGTTTAAACACATCTAAAGTTTTGAAAGTTGTGCCTGATCCTACTAATTTACATCTTGCTCAGTATACATATTTCCATGCTCCACCCTTTTCTAGATACACCATTTTAAATCTCTCTTGCATATTGGCTAATGTTTTTCAACCTAAAATTTGTGGACATTTTAAATTCCTTAATCGCAACATCGATGTTTCCAATTACACCAAAAGAAATCATTCAAACATTCAAATTCCCATACAACATCTTGCTCATGCACCTGTTTTAAAAAAGAAACTTGCGTTCACATCAATGCAGTATGGTATTGAACACAAATCATCATCTGCTTATTGGAACAGTGTCACACTTTTATTGCGTTTTAATCAACCGAAAGCTGACACCATTTCTGGTTTTATTAAACAGATGCGTCGAGTTTACGGTACTGTTCATAATGTTGTTGAGAGCATAGATTCTGTTGCTGACCGTGCCTTTAAGACAATCAGAATTAGTGATAATCCATTAGGTGCTTCCACACAAGAAGATGTTGTTGTTCATGCTTGGCTTTCTTTTTTTGTTAAGCAAACGCAGAAACAAGGTGGCATTTCACGTATTGACATAAAAGATTTTGTTAATAGTGCACCTAATTCAACGACCTTCTTGGTTAAGACACAAAAAAAATTGGAAAATGCATTTGGTAAAC